AGATAAGGGTTTATAGTGTTCTTTATCCACCTTGTACGGCTCGCATGGAGTCTCCTCAGCAACGTGATGTTGCCGCTGAAAACTCTTTCGAGAGTCCAACAAGAAAGCCTGTCGCTAGCGGAGCTTAGATCGACGGTTACAGATTTTCCGTCAATTGAGGCCTCTTTAGCGGCTAGCATGGACAGATCCTGACCTTCAAAAGAAACACACCTTCCCAATGGTGTCTTTCCTATCCGGTTTCGGATCTGAGCCCATACTAATTGCTGGATCCATTGATTAGCAGTAGGTTCCGAGGCGATGAGCCTTGGCCCTTTCTGCGTCTTTGGTACGGCAATAAGCTTAGAAGGTGGTTCATGGTTAATGAACCTACCCTCGTGGACCTTCCGATCCATATGAGTGTTATTCAAGCACCCATAGTAATCGAAAGGAAACACTAGGTCAAGTTTCTTAGACCAGTTGGAGAACTCATACTTGTAGTCCTCTTTTCTGGCGTCAGAAACTCTACCACTCCCATGCTTAGGGACTTCGACGTTCTCGACTTCGCAGTCGAAATCGCCGAATGAAGACGTCACTCTATCGGCAACGGCCGACAGAGTGCGCGACAAATCAAATCCACATTCTCCTGAGAAGCCGGCAGGTTCCCTAACTTTAGGGACTCTGTCGTGACTCCTTCAGTCGAATGTGAAACATTTTTGATTGTCGAGCCACTCTCCGTTAGGAGGGGCGCGTCTGACGAGCAGCTCACTACCAACGAAGCGATTATGATCGCAAAGATGGTAATAAGAATTGTCGTCAAAAGCGAGCCCATCCTCGACCCAATCGAGGGTCGGTTCTGAGAGTTCGTCTTCGATTTCGAGGAATTTGATAACCTCGTCATCAATCACTCCTTTTCCACAAGCAAGGCGTACTTTTGCCAAGCCGAGGAATACTTGCCGAATATCGAATATGGCATGTAAGGAGGGATCATCCCTAAGACAGCCTTTCTCGTCGAAGACCTGTAGGAACAGATCCCGTAGAAATACGGGGACCTGAGCCGACTTCGAAACTCGCCCGAAAGCGAGATTAGAAGCTGTGTACAGACCTTCGTCCAAGCACTTATCGAAGTGCTTGCAAAGGCTTGGAAAATCGATGGTCAAAGTTCTTAGACCTCGATTAACCAACTCATGTAAGACCCGTGACTTGTCACGTTCCCACTGAGTGTGTCTCTTGTATGCCCACTTGATGTCTTTAAACATCGCGTGGATATACTCGACGATGTGTTCGTGAGCTATTGTCCGTTTAAGCATAGTCTTTTCCTTTCAGAGAAGAAATGCGACAACGGCGATATAGCACCCTGACCTCACGTCCATAGTGAGAACCAGCACGAGCTGAAGGCAATGCCCAAGCTCTACTGGAAGCCGAATAGGTAGGCTAGCCCGTTTGAAGGCTAGTTTTCCCAGGCAACCAGCTGGTCCTTGACGGAGTTGGCCCAATAGGCACAACTACCGGCAAAACCGTTCTGTTCCGTAACCGTCGTCCCATCTCTGGGAGTTCGGATATGGTAGTAGCTCTGGAACGTCACCGCAGGAAGACCTGCCGGACGCTTGACGATGGTAAGATCGGCAATATGCCGATCATAACCAGCGCCACTCTTCTGGCCCTCATCTTTGTGAGAAACCTTCAGAGTTGCAACTACAGGAACGGAGTTGGCGTCGCTATATGCGACGCGCCAGGTCGATCCGAAATTGTCGTGATTAATTCGGATGAAGACCCGTGCCGAGCCGTCGAGAGTCATGGATGGGGCTGATAGCGCCATGCTGTTAGTCCTTTCACACACACATAGTTGTTAGCTGGCTTATCCGGTTATTCTTTAATAGAGGGGTAAACCCTCGTTCCGGAGTTTGACTCGACCTGGGCTTGAGAGCCTAGCGAGTAAAGCAGCTAAAGTCAAGGCTTGGTTGGAGTTTAACCAACCGAACCTTAGTAGAGACTCGTATTCGGGTCTGTCATGGTACACTTCGCGCAACTTTATGATCTTCTTAGAAGATCCTGACGTTAGCACGTAGTGTCCATCTGGGCCAGTAGTGGCGCCAGCAGACTCGATTGACGTTTCGACCTTGCGCTCACGCATCAGACAGATGTCGTAAGGCTTCACTAACTCGTCGTTTTCCCAGGCCTCCATCGCGGGGCCTATGTTAACGAAATAGTCGATCATCCACGACATTGGCAGGATTTGCCAAAGCGTGGCTTCGTCTAAAACCTCAAGGTCTAACACTTGCTTGAAAGCTCGTGTTATGCTCTCGAGGGGAGATAGTGGAAACAGGTTACCGCCGGAACTCGGCTTCCAACGTGAAGTACACCAAACACGCGATGTGAAGGTGTGCTGCAGTTTCACATCACACCCGAC